ATCAGGTTCGACTATAGGTAACGCAAAGCTAAACATTGGAGTATGCAATGGATTTGGTCTAGAAAATCTTTTTCGTGGCAGATGTAAATGGGGAAAATTTAAAGACAATGAAGCCCTTTATGTCTATACGCAGACAGGCGAAAAGATAATTATTTTCACAGGTGCGGCAAAGGCAGATAGTTATAAGCGAATACTTGGTAACTCATACGGAATGTGGATAGCAACAGAGATTAACGAGCATTATGACTCCGAGGACAGCCGGACTTCATTTATTAAAGTCGCATTCGGCCGTCAGGTCGCCGCAGAAAAGCCTCTGATCCTCTGGGACTTAAACCCCTGCAATCCGGGACACAGCATCTACAAGAATTATATAGATGCTTATCAGAAATCTTATAAAGGCGGCTATCAATACGAGCATTTTACCATAGCAGACAATCTCGCCATTTCCCCTCAGAGATTAGAGGAAATTAAAAGTCAATACATAGTTGGCTCTGTCTGGTATCGCCGGGATATAGACGGAGAACGATGCATTGCCGAGGGGCTGGTTTATCCTATGTACGAGAAGGCCATTCAGGTTGTCCCGCAGGAGGATCCTCTGGCTTACTGTATTGCTATAGACTACGGAACAATGAATGCCTTCGCGGCTCTTTTGTTTGCCAAAATAGGCAATGCATGGTATGCTATACGTGAATATTACTATAGCGGAAGGGAACGGAAAATCCAGAAAACGGACGAACAATACGCGCAGGATATTGACGCTTGGTGCATGGACATTCTTCCGGGACAGCGTCTTGAGACTATAATTGACCCTTCCGCCGCTTCCTTTATTGCTCTTTTAAGAAAGCGCAATCACAGATACAAAGTCATTCCGGCAGATAATGCGGTTTTAGATGGCATTAGAGAGACGGCTAATGCATTAGACAATGGCTACGTCTGCATTTCTCCACGATGTCAAAATTGGAAAGAAGAATCGGCTGGCTATGTTTGGGATCAGGATCAACCGGAGGACAAGCCAGTAAAAGAAAACGATCACTTGATGGATGCCATGCGATATTTCGTCAAAACAAAGCGAATCATTAAAAAGGCTATACGGAGGTAATTATGATTATTACGTATCAGGACTTACAGGAACTTGGGACGGACGAGAAGAAAAGAATGGATTTCGTGCGAAAGGTTATTAACTCGCATAAAGTTTCAGATCTTTACAAAGCCGCAGAGGTTGCGGATCTTTATGACCGCCGAATGAACAAAACCATTATGGAGTATCGCAAACTGCTCTACACCATCAGCGGTGAAGCTGTGCCGGATACCTATAGCGCCAACTATAAGCTCTGCTCGGCCTTCTTTCAGCGGCTTATCATGCAACAGAATCAGTTCCTGCTGGGCAATGGCGTAGCATGGAACGATGACGCTACGGAAGGAAAGCTTGGCAAGGACTTTGACGCTAGACTGCAGGAGGCAGGCCATTACGCTCTCGTAGACAGTCTTTCCTTCGGATTCTGGAACTATGATCACTTAGAGGTTTTCCGCCTTACGGAGTTTGCTCCGCTTTGGGATGAAGAGGACGGTGCTCTCAAAGCCGGAATCCGTTTCTGGCAGATTGACCCTCTTAAGCCACTCAGAGCTACGCTTTATGAGCTGGACGGCTATACGGATTACATCTGGCGCGACACTGGCGGAGAAGTTCTTCACCCGAAGCGCAAATACATCCTCAAAGTCCGCACAACGCCTGCAGACGGCGAGGAAATCTATGACGGGGAGAATTACCCTTCTTTCCCTATCGTCCCGTTATGGGCGAATGAGCACCATCAGAGCGAGCTTGTTGGCATTCAGATGTCTATTGATGCTTACGACCTTATTAAGAGCGGATTCGCTAATGATATTGATGACGCAAGCCTCATTTACTGGACGATCAATAATGCCGGAGGCATGGATGACATTGATCTGGTCAATTTCGTTCAGCACATGAAGACCATAAAGGCCGCTGTGGTAGAAGACACTGGCGCAAGTGCGGAATCTCACAGCATTGAAGTTCCTTACGCCAGCCGGGAAGCCATCTTAGATCGCCTTCGTTCGGATATTTACGAGGACTTTATGGCCTTGGACATCAAGAGTATTGCAGGCGGAGCCGTTACGGCTACCCAGATTAAGGCCGCTTATGAGCCGATGAATAACAAGGCTGATCAGTACGAATATCAGGTCATTGACTTCTTGCAGTCCATTCTGGAACTGGCAGGCATTGAAGACGATCCTACTTTTACCAGATCCATGATTATTAACACGCAGGAAGATATTCAAACCATTGTTCAGGCCGCGACTTATTTGCCGGAAGAATATGTTGCGCAAAAGATTTTGGAATTGCTTGGAGATGCCGACAAGGTAAATGACATTCTTAGTAAGATGCAGGATGACGAGATCGAAAGGATGACGGAAGATGAAGAGGGATCCGGGCAGGCTGGAGACGGACAGAATTCTGGAGCAACTGGAATCCAAAATCAGCAAGGAATACAGTCAGGCACAGAAGGAGCTCAGCAGTAAATTAAATGAGCACTTTCGTGCTTTTACTCAAAAAGATGCCAGAAAACTGCAACAGCTAAAAGAAGGCACCATAACTTTGCAAGAGTATAAGCAATGGCGAGTTGGGCAGATAGCTGTGGGAGAAAGATGGAATCAGATGCGTAAAACCATTGCGACAGATCTTTCCAACAAAACACAGATAGCCAAAAGTATTGCCAATGGCTATATGCCGCAGGTATATGCTGTTAATGCGAATTACGCCGCTTTTGAAGTAGAGAAGGCCGCAAAAGTAGAAACGTCTTTTACTCTTTACAGCAAGCAATCTGCGGAACGCCTTTTGAAAGACAATCCGCAGGTGTTGCAACCTCCCGGAAAGCGCATGTTGCAAAAAATACGCACTGGCAAAGCGGTAAAATGGCAGGAAGGGCAGATACAAAGTGTTGTTATACAAGCTCTTTTGCAAGGCGAAAGCATTCCTAATATGGCGACACGCATTGCGAGCACTCTTTGCGTGAAGGATCGCAAAGCCGCTTTTCGTTACGCTCGTACTTCCACAACGGAAGCGGAAAACGCAGGCCGCATGGACAGCTACTACAGAGCAAGCGACATGGGCATAAAAATAAAGAAGACGTGGGTCGCGTCTTTAGACGACAGAACCCGTGACTGGCATAGGGAGCTGGATGGTCAAACGGTTCCAATAGATCAGCCCTTTGAAAACGAGTTTGGGCAGATAGATCATCCCGGTGATCCATCTGCTGATCCTGCTAATGTCTGGAATTGCCGATGCACTATAATTACACAAATAGAAGGCTTCGAAAGAGACCCGGAAGATTTAGGTCTTCGGCGCAACAATAAACTTGGCGATATGTCTTATGACGAATGGAAAGAAGAACATGGAGAATCGCAGGACATCTTAGAGCCTGACAGAGTTGCAGAAAGGATGCGCCGAATATACGCAAGGGAATATAGGAGGTAACAGATGCACTTTGATCTTAATGTAAAAAATCATTCCAGTGAAGTTTCAAAGGCTCTTGAGAATGTAAAAGAAAATGCGCTGGAAATGATTGGGTTACAAGTAGAAGGATACGCCCAACTGCTTGCGCCTGTAGACACAGGGAGGTTGAGAAACAGTATAACGCATGTTGTCAACGGTGACTCTGTAGTAATTGGAACAAATGTGGAATACGCTGTGTATCAGGAATTTGGAACAAGCAAGACGAAAGCACAGCCATATTTGAAACCAGCTGTAATGGATCATATTAACGAATACAAAAGCATTGCGGAAAGAGCCATGAAAAGCTAGTGCCAGATCGTTTGAGTAATTTACAACAATAGAGAAAATAAAAGGCGCTTATCTTTACAAGAGTAGAGATAGGCGCTTTTTCTTTTGACATCCAAAGCCCTTTTCTGGTTGCCTTAAACAAAATTGAGCGCAATACATCCACCAAAAATCAACCTATCGAGTCAATAGGTAGTGTAGCAAAACTCAAAAAGTGTAGGATTTAGTGTAGCAAAAAATGCGGATCCTACACTGTAAAGCGCTAAAGTATTTTTTAAAAAATATTAAAAGAATGATTGCGAACTATTGACAGTTTAATATTATTATATCTATATTTATATTTATCTATTTATCACTTTTTTATGGTAGTGTAGGAATGTAGGGAAAATAGTATAAAAAGCATTTAGAAAAAATAAGCCCTATAGAGAAGTTTATGGAAATGTAGGATAATGCTACACTACATTCACGATAGCTGATTTATTTGTATTTGTAGAGAAAAATGCGCACTTAGATTTTTCGCAAGTTATTTGACATTTTCTTTTTGCCATGCTATACTCAAGAAAAGCTCTGGCAGGAGAGGGAGTTCCTGCAAAGAAAAGGAGGCAATAATGGCACTGACCAGAAAGTTTCTCGCGGCACTTGGGATTGATGCTGAGAAGATTGACGAGATCATTGATGCTCACACGACTACTGTAGATGCGCTGAAGGACGAGCGCGACAAGTACAAGAAAGACGCTGAGGCTCTGCCGGGTGTCCAGAAGGAATTGGACGACCTGAAGAAGGCAACAGAGCAGAACGGCGAAAATCCGTACAAAGCACAGTATGACGAGCTGAAGACCGAGTACGATCAGTACAAGACCACTGTGGAAGCAGAGAAAGCGAAGGCTAAAAAGATCGAGGCCTACCGAAAACTGCTGAAGGATGCTAAAGTATCCGAAAAACGCATTGACTCTATCCTCAAAGTTTCCGACATTGACAAGCTGGAAATCGAGAAAGACGGCACTCTGAAAGATGCTGAAAATCTCAAGAAGAACATTGAGACGGAATGGGCGGATTTCATTGTGACCGAAGAGGAGAAAGGCGCTCACACTCCTACGCCTCCCGGAGGCGGCAACGGTGGTGGAGGCAATACTCCTAGTCGTGCGGCACAGCTTGCGGCAAAGTATCGCCAGAGCATGTATGGTGCGGCTCCGAAAGAGAAAGGAGAATAACGATGAGCTTTATTGGTTCCGATGAGACCAGCAAAGTTTATGCGCCGGGTTACTTCCTCGCCCGCGAAGAGTGCGAGCGCAAGACCAGAACGATTCATCAGGCTGGCGCTACGACTGACGCGAAAGGCGCTAAGTACGTGAAGGCTGGCACGTTTTACCCGGCTAACGATTCCACTGTGGAGGGGATCGTTTATGAGGATGTTGATGTTACTACGGGCGATATGCCCGGTTCTGTAGTTCTGAGTGGTACGGTCATTCTGGATAGACTGCCTGTAGCTCCGGGTTCTGGTGTGCGGGCCGCACTGGAGGGCAAGGGCTTCAAGTTTGTGAATGAGCCGACCGTAACCCGTCCTGACTGGACGAACGACTAAAGGAGGGATAAAATATGCCGAGAATTGCTTGGGAAAATAACATTCTGGGATTTATCCCGAAGACCGACTGGCTGGACATGGATTTCGATGTCTCTCGCCCGAACGATCCTGCGGATCTGCTGTTTGGCGATCAGAAAACCGATAATCTTGTAGCTGAGTGGGAGTCCATTAACGCTCAGTACCAGATCCCGGTGATGGCTAATTTCCACGGATTTGATACGGAGGCCAATACCACCTTCCGTGTGCCGATTGATACTCACAACATCGAGAAGGGTCTGATCAAGGTTAAGATCAACCAGTCCGAGCGCATGCGCGCTCTGCTCAGATCCGGCGTGCAGAACGACAGCGCTTTGTATGATTATGTTATGAATGACGGTATCCGTCTGGCGGATCAGGTTGTGACTCGTACTAAAGTTGCCAAGAATGAACTGCTGGCCACTGGTAAAGTCACCATTAAGGAGAATAACCTCGACCTGACTGTGGATTACGGTGTGCCGACAGACCATGTTGGTCTGGAGCTGAACGTCTCCAAAGATGCCGATATTCCGGCTCAGATTCAGACGATCGTTGAAAAGGCTACGGACGCTGGCGTCATTCTGACTGGCATTTATACCTCCAGAAAGAACATCGGCAAACTGAGAAGCAACACTGCCCTGCAGAAAGCTATCAACGGCAATATTGGCGTTGGCGCCCTTATTGGCCGGGCGGCTCTTGACAACTATCTGGCGGAGGAGTTCGGCATTACTCAGATCATCACCAATGACCTGACTTATGGCGAGAAGGCTACCATTGACGCCACCACTGGCAGACCGAATATCTCTGCGAAGAGATACTTCCCGAAGGATAAGATTACCTTCTTCGCTACCAACGCTGGCGGCAAGATGGGCGTAGGCCTGTGGGGAGATTCCCCGGAGGCGGACGTCGCTCAGATGCTGGATGTCGCTCAGAGCGGCGTGTCTCCCTTCGTTTATATCACGCAGTGGGTGGAGAACGACCCGACTGTCCTGTGGACGAAGGCAAGCTCCCTGTTCATGCCTGTCCTGTACAATCCCGACTCCCTGTGGGTTGCAGATGTAACGGAGACGGACGCCACCACTGAACCCGGAGGCGCCTGATAATGTATAAAGTCATAGTCGATTTCAAAGACTTGACTGATGGCCATATTTACAGAGCGGGGGATCCCTTCCCTCGCTCTGGTGCCACAGTGAGTCAGAAAAGGGCAAAAGAGCTGATGTCCAAAAAGAATCTGCGAGGCATACCGCTGATTGAAAAGGTGGTGATCGAAGATGCTGACGGATCTGTGTCAGGAGCTGAGGAACTGGTTTGACCGGGGACAGCCAAAGTGGTTTGGCGACTTTGAGATCTCAAGCGGTGAACTTGTTCTCAAAGACGATATGTCCTTAAAGCAAGGCCAGTTTTTTCGCATTGTAGGCTCAGCCTTGAATGATGGTGTATACCAGTATGGGGACGGGAGCGTTGCTCTGACGGACGAGTCCTTCACTGGTGCCGTATGGGCAATGGCTGTTCCTCCTGCTGTCATTGCCCTTTCTGCAGAAATAGATGCTTGGCTTGATAAAAATGCTGATGCTATCGCTTCTCCTTACTCCTCCGAATCTTTTGGAGGATACAGTTATTCCCGAGCTACTGGCGGGAGCGGTTCTGCCGGAGGTTCGGCGGAGTTAAGCTGGGTAGGAGCGTTTGCAAGCCGACTAAACAGATGGAGGAAGATATGAGCTTACTTGACGAGGCAATGGAAGCATTTGTACTGATGGACAAAACCACTGTGCCGGATGGCTACGGTGGGTACAATGCTTTTTGGACAGATGGCGCTAAATTTCAGGCGGCGATTGTCCTTGATACATCCATGCAGGCGCGTATTGGTGAGAAGCAAGGCGTAACCGAGCTTTATACCATCACCACACGCAAGAACATGAACCTGCAGTATCATGACGTTATTCGGCGGCTTTCTGATGGAAAAGTTTTTCGCATTACCTCTGACGGTGATGAGAAAAAGACTCCGGGAAGCGCAAGGCTGGACATGCGTCAGGTATCTGCAGAAGAGTGGAGATTGCCGAATGACTGATAAATGGCAGGCGCTTGACGCTTTCTGGAATTCCTTTGGCTGGACGGCCTATGACGAAAGTTCTGTCCCGGATGATGCCAAGATGCCATATATAACATATTCTGCGGCGGTTGCCACTTTTGAAAATCCGATTTCTCTCGGAGCGTCGCTGTGGGACTATTCTACAAGCTGGGAGCGGATCTCACAGAAAGCGGATGAAATAGCGAAAGCTCTTTCTCCTTACCGCCTGCAGTCTTTTGGAAACGGCGAATACATTTTCGCCACTCAGGGATCGCCTTTTGCTCAGAGAATGAACGAAGAAGACGATTTAGTAAAGCGAATATACATCAATGTCATGGCGGAGTTCTTTTCCGCTTCTTAACGGAGGTAATAGTTATGGGAATGTTTACCGTTATTCCGCAGGACACCTTTAACGATCTGCAGGTTGACGCTGGCGTCCTGCTCAATAAATTTGACCCCGAACATCCTGCCGCTCCGGCAGATGAGGATATTATTTGCGCTACTACTGGCGGCATCAATCCAACCTGCGTTCCGACCTATTCGGATTATGGTGAGGATATCGACAACGTGCCGACCAATATGAAGGAGCTTAAGCATCTGGACGGCTGGGAGTGCCGGATTGCCACCACTGGCCTTGGCACTTCTCCTGAGCTGATTCGTATGGCTCTCGGTGCGGCTGATGTGGTTGGCAATAAGATCACTCCTCGCAGAGATCTGAAGCAGACCGACTTCACCGACATCTGGTGGGTAGGAGATAAGGCTGATGGCGGCATGGTTGCCATTCAGCTGAAGAATGCTCTTTCTACTGGCGGCTTTTCTCTCCAGACTACCAAGAACGGCAAAGGGCAGGTTGCCCTTGAGATCACTGGACATGTTTCTATTAACGATCAGGACACTATGCCTATGGTTTTCTATAGCACGGCTGGAGAAGCAGAAACTACCGAGCCGTAATAAGGAGAGT